AGGCCCATCTTGAACGCCTCTTGCCTCAACGTCGCGTCGTCCAGGAGGACCCCGTAGGAGCGGATCGGCTCCGACTCCCCGCGTAGCGCGGCCCCGATCGCCTCGATGGCCTGCTCCGGCGACGTGTTGTAGAACGACGCCAGGTCCGAGGACAGGGTGGACAGTTCCGTCGAGAACCCGACGAGATCCTTCCCCGACTTGCCTGCCGACTTCCCGAATACGCCGAACGTCGCTGATGCGTCGATCGCTGCCAGCTTCGTCTGCCCAAGTGCCTCGTTCGCCGTGGCGGCGTAGGCACGGACAGCGTCGGCGCCCTCCTGACCGAACACGACGTTGACTTTGTTCTGTGCCTCCGAGAGGTCCGACGCCCCGGCGATCGCGTCCTTGAAGAACGAGAACGCCTGCTCGGCAGCGAACCCCGCGATGAACGCTCCCGCGAATCCCGCTGCCGCCGTCGCCCCCAGGCCAGCGAACCCTGACCGGACGCGGCCCCCACCCGCAGACGCCCGATCCCCGAACTCCCGGCCCGCCGCGTCACCAGCACTGGACCCGATGGCCCTGCCCTCAGCCACGAACCGGCCACGTGAATCCCGCAGACGCCCTGCCGCGTCCCGGGTGAACCCGTCCCCGAAGGCGTCACCGGCCGCGTCACCAGCAGCCCGGCCGACCGCCGTCCCCTCAGCCACGAACCGGCCCTGCGCGTCACGTAGCCGCCCGGCCGCGTCCTCCGTGAGGCCATCACCGAAGGCATCCCCGGCCTCCTTACCGGCACTGCGGAACACACCGCGAGCGCCGGTAAGGACCTGCTTCGCTCGGGCTTGGAAACCCTCACCGGAGGGCCGGATCTCGACCTCAACCGACCCCTGAATCACCGGTGTCGCCTCCCATGCCCAGGAGGCGCTGCTGCGCCTCGACAGCTGCCGGGCTCAGCCCCCACGTCGCCGGATCGGGGGAGTTGTCCTCCCGTGCCGTCTCCACGTGGAAACCGATGTCGGTCAGTTCTCGTGTCGCAGCCTCACGGACCTTCGCCCAGTCCACGCCACCAGCGACATCACGACAGACCGTGACCCACAGCCAATCCATCAGGTCGAGAGTCGCGAGTGACCCAAGGGCCACGCCGTCCCGGACCGCACAGCCCCGAACCCACGAGGCGTTGCAGTCGGCCCAGGCCGTCAGGCCGAGGGCCTCCCGGTAGGGCGTCCGGCGAACGCCTCCCGCACTGACCACTCAGCCAGTTCCTCGATGACCGTCGACAAGATCCGATACCGGTCCGACTCGACGAAGAACGCGAACCGTCTGCGGGAACTCCACTGCTCCCGGTCGGTGAGCCTGGGGTCCTCCTCGACGGTCCCATCGAAGTCCAGGGACAGGCCGTCGGTGTCGACGAGCGCCGAGTAGACGACCCGCGTCGCAGCAGCCAGCTTCTGGTCCTGGGTCTTGGCGCGCATGAAGCTCAAGACCACGCCGCTGCCAGGGTCGATGTATGTCAGGAACTTGACGACCTCGTTGGCGGCGTCGATGGTGTCGTACACCTCGATTCCGACCGGGCGGGTCTCGTCCTTCGGGCCTTTGCCGAACACGGGAATGTCATCGATGCTCATGTCGGCATGATCCCCCAGGCCGGTGAATCACAGAGCAGCGAGCGGCAGGGCCCGGACGAGGAACCGCTGACCCGTCGTCCCCGGGTGGTGCACCACCTTCGCGAACACCACGCCCGGCGAGGACGCAGACGCCCCAGGGGCGGGGAACCGCAGGACCTGCCGGTTCCTCGGTGTGATCACATGCGGGGGCGTGCCCTCATGGACGAGGACCGCGTACGACACGTCAGTGCCGACGATGACGACCGGCACGCCATCACGGTGGTCGAGTCGCTTCACGATCGACATCTCCAGCTTGCGTGTCCGCTTCCCGACGAGCGCCCTCGCGCCCTGCTGGACATTCGTGCCACGGCGCATGAGGTCCGCGACGATCCCTGCACCGGCCGCCGTCGAGGACAGCTCAGCGATGGCCAGATGGTCGATCGTGATCGACCCGAGGTTGAGGGCGATCACGGCACGGGCGGGGGAACGGGCGCCGCGACGAGCGATGTCACCGTCACGGCCACGACGAGCGTGGTACTCGAGTACCCGCCGAACGGCCCGGTCGGTGTGATGACACCGAGCTGGACGTCGGTCGGCTCTCCTGGAGCGGACGCACCCCACCGGGCCCGGACAAGGTGCAGGAGCGCGGCGTCCTGTAACGCGGTCTCGGCTGCTGCGGTGATGTCATCCGGGGTCGGCGGTGTCTTACCGGTCTGTACGGGGCAGCAGCGGACGATTTCGGCCCGGAGCTGGAGGGACGGGAGCGGCACGAATCCCCACGATGACACGGCGCCTTTGGTGGGGTTCGCGGACAGCCACGGGCCGACCTGCGTGCACGCCACCGTGACCTGCTCGCAGTCCCATGCCTCCATGCCGCCAAGGCCTGGGGCGAGGTACTGGCGGGCGGGGAGGGCGACGGATACCTCAGCGGCGCAGGACACGATGAGGTCGAGGAGCGCGTCGGCCGCGCCGCCGAAGTCCAGGAGGCGCGTCACCGGGCCCCCGCTTTCTGCAGCAGCGCGATGACGCCCCGGCGGGCGAGGCCATCGCGTTCCAGGTCGAGGAGGACCTGCGCGTCTGCTGGGTAGCGGTGCACGTAGTCCTTGGCGGTGTTCGTGGTCCGCAGTGCTTCGGCGAGGCCGGGGCGGTCGCGAGCGCACAGCGCCTCGTCCTGGGCGGCGGCGTCTGGTGTCTGCTCGGCCTCGACGTCGACGGCGGCCACGTCGGTGGGCTCGTCGACGTCGGTGGGCTCCGGTGCGCGGCCGACCTCGGGGGTTCCCGTGTGGGCTGCCCACGGTGACGCCACGAACGCCCAGACACGGGCGGCACGATCACGCACCGGAGTAGTGCCGACAATACCCACAAACTCCTCCCGTATTTCCCGATCCCACCCGGCCCATTCCCTACCGACGAGTAGGACCTCCGAACGGGTCAACATCGACTGCCGAAGGGCCTTCGCCGGGAGTACCTGATCGTCCACGTCACATCTCCTCAGTCACCAGGTGGCAGGAACCTGAACCGGTGCCGCGCCGTGTCCGGCGACCACACCGTAGGGCGAGACCCGATCTTCTGCGGGTTCACCGCCGAGATCCACAGGTCGACCTCGGACAGGCCGGTCAGACCACGCCCCAGGAACTCCTGCGGATCGAGCATCGCCATCGTCACGCCCTGCCGGGTGATCGCTGTCACCCGCTCCGGCAGGCGGCACGTGTCAGAACCGGCGATTGCCAGAGCGATCTCGACGCCCAGGACCTCAGCAGCCCACGCCCCGCCAGACGGTGGCGCGATCCCATACGTGTACTGGATGTCGACCTCCTCCGCCGTCCATAGCGACGGGGTGCCCAGTGACGTGGTCCGGACGAGCTGTCTGCCGTTGTCCAACCGGTAGTAGGTCGCAGCGAGGATGTCACCGTCGACCGTGACCTGTGTGATGGCGGTGACCGGATAGTCGGGGAGGATGATCGGCATCACCTGGGCGGGATGCTGCGGTGTCATCCCAGGGGCGTCCAGCAGGTCCGTGCCGAACGTCCACCTGTGCCATATCCACCCGGACTTCAGCTCCGACGGCGGGACCTCACGGGCCACGACCCACCGCACGCACTGGCCACCGGACCACCTGCGCCCCGTAAGCGCCCACATGATCTCCGAGGAGATCTGCAACGCCCGGTCGATGTCCCCGGCATCGACGCCGGTGAGCTTCGCCACCGACCCCGGGGACAGGTCAGCGGCGACGATCCATGCCAGGCACAGACCGCCGCCGACAGGGATGGTCGGTTCACTCACGGCGCAGCGATCGTGCCGTAGCCGGTCGTGAGCGCGGGAAGGGCTGCGACCCTGCACCACTGCCACACACGGTCCGAGGTCTGCGCCCAGTCCGCCTGCGGTCCAGTACCCCAGTTCGCGTTGTCGAACGCCGTCCCGGTGAACGCCGTGTTCATCGCGTCATTCTCCAGGGTCGCCTCATCCTGGGCGATGTTCCTCACCCGCGTGAACACCCAGTGGATGTACGGGAGGGTGTCATCCATCGAACCGTTGATCACGGCCCGCGACCAGAACTCGATGGACACGCCGTTCGGCAGCGGGTCGGAGCCGACAGCAGGCGCCTTGTATCCGATCGGGACGAGGCCCGGGGCGACCGTCTCGAAGATCGCGCCACCGGTCAGGATCTCCGCGACCTGCGGGTCCGGCGTGCACAACTCCAGCGAGATCTCCGCTGACTTCAACGTCCTCGCAGGCTTCCAGTAGACACACAGGTCACCGGCGCCGTTCAGCGACTCGATCTCGTCGCCCTCCGACCATTCCGGTGTGAACGACGCTTTCACCAGCGCCGACGACGTGATGTACGCCGTCGTGCCGACCGCCGGTGCACCCGTGGAACTCAGCCTCGTGATTCGCGTGCGGACCGCGTGAATGCTGCCCGCGCCATCCCAGCCGACCATGTCATACCTCCAGAACCGCGTTGATCGCGTAAACGGTGCTCGTCGGCGCGGTCACGAGGACGAGCCGGGAAGCGTGGACGGTGATCCTGTTCGTGTCCCTGTCGAGGGCCTGGGAGACACCAGTCGGGTCGACCATGACCGGGCCACGGTGCACGGTCGGACGGGCCGTGAGGTACAGCCACGCCGTATCAGCAGCAGGAGCCGCACCGGCCGGTGACGTGCCCGGGTACCCGGCGTCAGCGACGACCCTCGTGTCCAGGGCCGTGAGGAGCAGGTCGCCCTCCCTGCGGACGATGTCCTCCGCGACGAGGTACGGGACCGCGGACCTCGCGCAGTGGATGACCGGGACACCAGCGCCGAGGAGCGCCCCACCAGCGACCTCCAGGGCACCGACCGAATACAGGAGCGACCCTGCGCCGCCGCCCGGAGTGAGGTCCGTCGTGCCCGTCCCCGCCAGGACGAGGTTCTCCAGCCACGGAGACGCAGGGTCGACCCCTGCGCTCGCCGTCCGCAGTTCACCGGTCCACAGTTCCCGGGAGATCGCGGCCGACTCGATGGCGTCGAGCGCGGTCCGGGCCTGCGGTGCGAGGTCCTCGAACCGCTGGTTGAGGGTCGTGCACTCGACGTCCGGGCCGAGGACGACGAACGGCATCCCGGAGATGATCTCCGGGCCCACTGTCTCGATGCCGAGCGCGCCGTCGTCGGCGTCATCGGCGCACGGGTCGTACGCTGACCAGCCGGTGATGACAGGGCCCTCATAGCCGGTCTGCTCGTCCCTGGACAGCGTGTCCGTGGGTGTGTTCGCTGCGGCCAGGAGCCGCCCGGCCTGCACGGTGAGGACCACGGGCGGCGGGGTGATTGTTCTCATGTGATCGTTTCCTTTCCCTGCTCGGTATCGTGATGTGGCCGCCCGCCCGTATCGGGAGACGCGCGGGCGGCCACACTCAAGTCAGGGAATGATCAGGCGCGGGAGTCGACGCAGCACGGCAGCTCGCCGCCGTCATCGACACCGACGATCACCCGGATGGCCTCCGTCCCACGGAACGCCAACCCGTTGAATTCCTCCTTGAAGGTCTCGTAGGCGTTCACTTCGTTGAGGGACGAGTCGCGGACGACGCCCAGGTCGAGGGCACCGCTGTCGAGGTACAGGAAATCGCCGGGCTGCCAGAACATCAGCTCAGCCGTCGACGGGAACCCTGCGAGCGCGGCGCCTTCCACGAAGGCCGCGTACTGCTGGGCGGCGATCGCCGGGGGACCGACCACTGCCGCCGCGCGACCGTCCAGATGCCAGATCGGCCGGATGCCACGGTCGGTGAACAGGCCGTCGATGTAGGCGTCTGCTGCGGCCAGGGTCGTCGGGTTGTTGTCGCCCGCCGTGAGGTCCGCGCGGATCATGTCCCGGAGCCACTCCGGAGCCGTCATCTGGAGCGTGAGGGGCGACACCCGGTGAACGGACCGGTAGGCGGCCCGGAGACGGTCGATGGTCCGCAGGACATCCCTCGTGCCAGAGATCTCCGTGGCCGACGTGACCGTGAGGCACTGGGCTGCGAGCTGGGTCAGGAGTTTGTTCTCGGCGTGCCTCGCGTAGGCGATGTCGAGGGCCTGGAGGTTCGCGGCGGTCATCTCCGGGTCGAACCTGGAGGTCACGTTCCTGAACCGGACGCGGGCGACGGTGGCCTCGACGGTGAAGTCCTCGAACGCCGAGCACGCGGCCTCGATGATGTCCTTCGTCGGGTCGTCTCCGCCGGGGGTCGCGGCTGCGACGTCATCGGCGAGGGTCCAGTCGGACACCCCGGCCGCCCAGTCGGAGAACACGGGTCCGGGCCGCAGGGACACGCCACCACGGTCAGCGCCGAACATGGGAAGCGCATCACGGACGGGGCGGGCCACGCTGCCGGACACGGTGACGTCGTAGAGGTTCTCGATCGGGGCACACAGGCCACCGGCTGCGACGAGTGCCTCCGGGGCCAGGGCCTGGGCGATCAGCGTCTCGTTCGTCGCGCCATCGCCGCGCCGCAGCATCCGGTCATTCGGGAACTCGGTCGACGCCGTGATGACGGACACGCGGGACACGCCCCGGCCACGCACACCACGCGACCGCTGGATCTCGTGGGAGAACGCCTGCACGACGTCATCGCGGGAGGTCACCTCAGCCCCGTTGACGACCTGGGCGCGCATCCGGGGTGCCGACGATGGGGAACGGCCCGGCGCCCTGCCAGGGGCCATCCTGCTGAGCGCAGGACGGCGCGGTGCCGGACGGCCGGATGCCGACACCGGTTCCGGTGCGGCCTCCTCCTCGACCTCGGCCTCGTCGTCGGGCACGGCCGGGGCTGCTGGGCGGAGCCGGGCCAGAGCGGCGTCACGCTGTTCCTGCAACGCGGCCTGCTCGTCTGCCCGGCGGGTGACCTCGGTCTGGACGCTCTCGGCGGCGTCGGCGAGCTGCGTCAGTTCGGCGACGCTCTCCGTGGTTGCCTCCAGCGCCTCGATCCGGTCCGTCTCGGCGACGATGAGCTGCGAAAGCTCGTCCAGTTCCTCGGCGCTGAGGTTCGCCAGCCCGATGGCCAACAGTTCGGTGATCCTGTCCACGATGACTCCTCACGCGATTGCGGGGGGAGGGCCGTCGGTCGACTAGGTCCGCACCTGCTGCCCTCGATGTCCTCCGGGCACTAGGTCCCCGGCGTCTGCCACACGATCACTCCCCGGGGGCCGGGGCGTGGGAAGAGTCGCGAGTGACAGGCCAGCCGAACAGGCAAAGCAGCGAGGCCCGGTCTGCGAGACCGGGCCTCGTGCGTCAGCGTCCGACACCCCTGCCAGACGAGTGAACAGTAGCGCTTACCGGCCGGTCGGTAAAGCCCCGTCAGGTAGGTGACGCCGACCGGAGAATCCTGTCAGGCAGGGACGGCCCATGCCTGACCGGTGACGATCCCGTCCCAGTTCGTGCCGTCGGAGCAGATGAAGTAAATCGTGTCTGCGCCGGTGGTCGCCGTGGTCGTAAGGGTCGGTTTCGTGCCGCCGGAGAACCGGGCGTTCGCTGGCCACGTCGCCAGGCGGCTCCCGGTCGCGTCCTGCTTGAGGTGGAGCCAGAACCGGCGCCCGGCGACGGCCGTCGGGAACGTGAACGTGCAGTTCGCGGTCATCGTGACCACGTGAACGCCGTAGTCCTCGGTGAGCGTCTCCGTGGCCCCGGACGCTGTCACGGTGTTCACGGGCAGGGTGCCGACGGACAGCCGGTGGACGACCGGTGATGGGCCGCCGTCGGGGAGGGCGGAGAGCGCGCCACGGATCTCGACCTCACCGGTGCCGCCGACGGCCGTGGCGGTCACGGAGGAACCCGACGCCGGGACGCAGACGGAGTACCCGGGTTTGAGGACGACGTCGAGGCCGGAGATGGTCACCGGGTAGGCGCCGGTGTTCCCGACGTCGATGGCCGATGTGCCGGTGCCGATCACAGTTCCGCCCGTGGAAACCGCATAGGTTGTCATTGTTTCTCGATTCCTTTCAATCAGAGTTTCACGACGGAAACGTCACGGAAGTCGACGTTGTTCGATGATGAACCGATGCAGGCGTGAATGCACGGTCCACGATATTCGCTGTTCGTGATGACGACTGGTGTCGTGACGATGTCGGTGCGTTCGAGGGTGATCGTCGTCGGCGTCACAGTGACCTTGAAGGACAGCCAGCCCCCAGCTGCTGCGATCGTCGAGTCGGCGAGTGACCCGATGAGCGTCCCGCTCGCGACCCCATGAACGTGTGAGTAGCACTGCATGGTGAGGACGGAACCGGTGTTGTTCGGGCGCACCGCGATGTGGTAGCCGTCACCAGTGTTCGTCGTCGTCTGGTGGTTGTATGCGTCGTCGTTCGTCTGGCCGAAGATGATGTCGGCGTGCGTGGTCGCGGTCGGCAGGGTCGGCCACCGCATCGACCAACGGATCTCGTAGGACGCCCAGGCCGTCGGGCCGGACAGGGCGCCCAGGAGGACGGAGTGCCCGGCCGTTGACACGGTGATGCACCGGTCTGCTGGGGTGATCGTGAAGTACGGGGCCAGGGACTCCGTGCGTGACACCTCACCCGGCGAGCGCACCCCCCACTTCCACTGGTCAGCAGCCAGCAGCGCCCGATCGGCGAGCAGGTAGTCGGCCTGCGGGGACATCATGCCCCGGACACCCAGGGTCTCCAGCTGCCCCATCCTGTACCGGCGTTCGACCTCCCAGGCCATGACCGGGACGCCCGTGGCTGCTGCGGTGGTGAACTTCGCGTTCGTGGAGCCGTTGGGTAGGCCGATGAGCCCGCCCAGGGCACGCACGGATGCTGCGGCGGCGGCGATGACTCCGTCTGCCGGGTCGGTGTCGAGGTACATCCACGGGCGGATACCGAATTCATCGAACATGTCCTGCACATATCCGGAGACAGCACCGGTCGATGAATAGTGCTTGAGAATGACATTCCGGCCAGGGTGCGAATAGCGGCGGAGCAGCGCAGCGAATGCATTGACGGCATAACTCGATGCCGTCTTGAATTCGAGGATGATCGGAACCTTGCCCCATGCTGCCTGGAGGACGTCATCGAGAACTGGGATGCGGTACGTGTCCGACCATCCGGCACCATTGATGGACGCACCGATGTCGATCTTCACGCTGTTGCGGATCGCCTCAGCCGTAAGATCGGCGAGGTTCCCTGCGGCGTCCGTGGTCCGGTCGAGGGTCGCGTCATGCATGCACACGATCACGCCGATGGGGGCGTTCAGGGACGTCGGTGTCACGCCACCTGTCACGTAGTGCGCCGACACCTCGATGGGGATGCCCTGCGCGATGCAGGCCCGGTATGCCTCCATCGAGTGCTCGGGCCGGATCTTCCCTGCGCCCCGGTGCGCGACGACACGAGTCGTCCCGGCCTCCAGGTCGGCGATGAAGTCGCCGGTGAGGTCCGGCCACACGCGGACCGCGAGGTCGTCGTCGAGGTCCCCTTCGTCGACCTGGGAGGGCCGGTCCGGGGCAGCGACACCGGCCGACATGACCTCGACCGTCCCGGTGCCTCCGACGGCGTAGCAGGTGACCGCAGCGCCACCAGTGGGCACGCGCACCGAGAACCCCGGGTTCAGCGGATTCGACATCCCGGTGATCATCACCGGGACGGTGCCGGTGTTCCCGACGTCGATCCGCGGAACGGACCCGTCATGGATAGTGATGCCCACCTCGGGCACCGTGAAAGTCGTCATCGGTCCTACCTCCTCGTGGCCCGCCGGATGCGGTCAATCTGCGCCCGCTGGACCAGCGGGACGAACGGCGCCATCGCCGCTTCCACGGCCGCCGTGATCTGCGCGGTGCTGCTGTCCCGTGTCGACTGGACGGCGTGAGCACCGGCGGCGACGAGGGCCTCCGGGACACCCGACGCGGCGAGCGCCGACACCCTGGGCACCGGGAAACCGGGGACGTTGACGGCAAGCGCAGCGACCAGCTCCAGGCCACCGCCGTGACGTCGCCAGTCCCCGGACAGGGGAGCGGATCGCAGGGCCCGCACCTGGGCATCAGTGACGTCCGGTCGCAGGGCACCGGCCACCCAGATGCCGTGCTGGTCCTCCCCGCAGGACACGTCGGCGACGACGGCGCCGGTGTCCTCATAGTGGGCTGCTGCTGTCGCGAGGTCCTGCCGGATCGGGGCGTGGCCGGTGCCCATCGTGATGTGGCCGACCGGTACGTCAGTGCCATCGGAGCATCGGATGGCACCGACCCGGAACAGGCTGTACCCGGTCGAGGACCTGGGCGGTGTCACGCACTGGCCTGGGCGCCCGGTGTGGCAGGTCCCCCAGGCCGCCAGGTGCCCGTAGACGCGGCCCTCAGACGTGACGGTGAGGGCCGTGGGGCCTGTCAGGGCGGGGGCGGTGAACCACTCGGCTGGCGGTTCCATGGGCCCGCCGGACGCGGTGACAGCTGTGACGCAGGACCTGCAGGGCGGCAGGACACGGAACGGTGGGAGCCACGCGCTCGCAGGCACCGCGT